GATAAGATAAAATGTTTTATGCCAGGCTCTTTAGCAGGTATGAATAAATTAATAGATTTTTCTTTTTTACTTGAAAAAGAAATAGTGGTAATGCCTGTTAATTATGATAATAACAGAGATATTATTATTGTTTCTCATAAAGACTATTTAAAACTTCTAATGCCTGATAAAATTAAAAAAATTAATGAAAAGTTAGATACTTGGATGGAAGGCGTAGTAACAGGAACAAGTAAAGCTGGTATTTTTATAGAATTTGAAGAATGTTTAACTGGACTATTACCTGTAAATGAAATTGAAAAAAGCGAATATGACTTTAAATCATTTCTTATTAAACCAGGCGATTTAATAAATTTTAAAGTTAAACAAGTTATATCAGATACTAAAATTATTTTAACTGAAAAAGAAAAAGAAAATTCAGCATGGGACACATTGCATGAAAGATTTTCGCCTGAGCAGCATGTAATTGGAAAAATAAATAAAATTACAAATTATGGTATTTTTGTAGAAATTGAAAAAGATATTATAGGTTTAATACATTCTACGCAATTGTCAAAAGATGTAACGTATACAGAAGGTGATAGTATTGAAGTTATTATTAATAGAATAGAACAACATTCAAGAAAAATCATTCTTCGTAATAATAAGAATATAATTTAAAAAAATGTTTAATCAAGAAAATGCATGTATTTCAATAGAAATAGAATTCTATTCAGAACATAATGAGTCATCTATAGCTTCACAGATATCTTCATTAACAAATAAAAAAATTTTAAATAAAAAAGAAGAAATTACTTCTAAATTTAATTTAAAATTAGATAATGTAAATGAAAAATATAAGATAACTAGTGGGTTTTTGCCTTATTCTGAAATTAAAAATTTAATGCATACTATTTTTGATTGGATAAAAAAAAATGGTAAAACCTCTTGGGATTGTGATTTTTGTTTTAATATTGAAATAGGTAATTCTAAATTAAATCCATTAAAAATAATATTACATTATCCAGAAGAAAAAGTTTATACATTATTTCCTGAAAGAAAAAAATATCCACATTCTAAATCTATTAAAAATGTATACCTTTCTAATAGATTCTATACTGATACTTTATCTAGTTTAAGCAATGATAATTTTTTATTCCCTTTTAAGAAATATTACGGAATAGATTTTACTTCTTTAGATATTGGATTTTTAAGATTTAGGTATATAGGAGGTTTTAAATATCATGAGAATCTAGAAAAATGTTTAACTATAATAAATTTATCACTTGATTGTTTAAAACATTGTGTATTAAAATATGATCTGACTCAAGCTGAGAAAAAATCTCTAGACTCTATTTTAAAAGATAATAAAAATATTATTAATTCTTACATATCAGTAGATGCACTTAAGAATAATTTTCCTGATATTACATTAATGATAGATTTAAGCACTAATTCACAATTAATAAATGCGTTCTATCCAAATATAAGAGATAGGTTATTTAAACTCTTATTAGAAACTAGAATGAAAAAAGGATATATTAATTATGATAGTGCCCAAAGTAAATTACAGATAAAAGATGCTCATATAGATAATTCATATTTATATGAAGGTATTGATATTTTTGATAGTGTTATTAATGGAAATATTTTAAATTGTGATTTATTTAGTACTGAAATTAAAAATTCAGATATTTTTAAATCAAATCTTTTTAACAAATCCAAAGCTACTCATTCATTTTTTGATCAAAGTTATTTAAATAACAATAGTACTTTAAATGATTGCAATATTACAGGTGACAATACTATACTTTCAGGTATAGTTGAAGGCGGCCGTATTATTTCTGGCAAAATTGTTTCCAGGATAGCTAAAATATCTGATACTACAAAAATAGTTTCTTTTGAAAAAATATTATAAAATATGTCAATGACAGCAGAACAGAAAGGATGTTATGATAAATTAGTTTCTCAAATACAACAAGAGATTACTTCTTTTTGTCAAATACCCTTTACAATTCCTAAAGAGGAAGTGATACGTATTATCAATAATGCCAAAATGTGGTTTTACAAACACTATGAATATTCAGTTCAGGAAAAGTATTATGCATTACGTGCAGCTACTTTTCAAAGCGATATGTTTAAAAAGAGCGGAGAAGTTACGATGCCTGAATCAGTATGGGCTGTAAATTCAGTTTATCAAATTAATAAATGGGCCGGAGAAGATGGTGGATTTGGTAAAAAAAGTTTTACTGGTCTTGATCCGGACTTTGCTCTTGATAAATTTATTTATAATAATGTATATGGCTCAGGTATAGGTTCTGAGCAATTAATGTATTATGTAATTAATGCATATTTTATTGATTTGGCCAGAATGAATCTACAAGGAATGATTTCTTATAATTACAACTATCTAAATAGAAAATTTAGATTTATGGGAGAACTTCCAAAAAATGATGTAATTTTTTTAATATATGAAAAACTTAATGATTGTGACCTTTTTAGCGATGAGATCTTTATTAGATATGTTGCTGCTCAAGTTAAAAAACAATTAGGAAGAATTTTAGGTACTTTTAATTTTAATTTGCCTGGTAATATTCAGATAAATTATTCAGAAATAAAAGATCAAGGCACTGAAGAATTAACAGCAATAGAAGAAGAAATAAAAAATGATGAAGGAGTTGATTACTTTTTTACCGATTAATATTAATAAATAATAAAATATTAAAAATTAAATGTCAGACCTGTATTGTAAACCTATAGATTCTATTAGTTATTCTAATGAATTATTAGAAATTGAAGATTCTATAAGTCTTATGTTACAGCAAATTGAATGTTTGCTAATAACTCCTAAATCAAAGGTGCTAGGTGTTGATGATTTTGGAATTAATCTAGAAGATTATATTTTTGATTTGACTTTTAATACTACGGCTATTGAAAGTACGATCAGAAATCAAATTAATCTTTTCATTCCTTTGACTATACAATATCCAATAGATATATTAATTAATTTTTATGAAGGGACTGCTAGAGATTTAGCTGAAATAAATATAACAATAAGTGGAACTCCAGCATTAACTGTAGTTTTTTAAATAAAAGAATAAAATGGGGTTCTTAAATAAAAATGCAATAACAGCTTTAAGAATTTATACTCAAGCATATAATTATATGACAAAAGTATATGGACAAACACGTAATGTTTTCACGCCAGCTTCTCCTTACGGGCAATTATTAACTGTTTTATCTAACATAGGTGAACTTATTTTTTATTACATTGAAAGTTCAATTTCAGAATTAAATTTTGCGACCGCTAAAAACCTAGCTTCAATACATGGTTTATCTAGACTTACTGGTCACAATCCAACACGAGCTATTTCTGCAATAGGCAAAATTGCTCTAGTCCCAAAAACTGATGCTGCACAGAGAGTGCAAGGCAACTATATAATGATTAAAGACAAATCTGAGATACAATGTGTAGATAATGGATTAATTTATTTAATTTTTCTTGACTCTAATGATACTAAAATTGATAAAACGAGTCAAGACACATTTTATTTTACAATAAAAGAAGGTACTATTGAAACGCAAGCATTTACAGGTTTAGGTACTTCTATGCAAAGTTTTTCAATTATAACTAATAATCCAACTGATCATTTTTATACACGAGTCAGAGTAAATGGAAATGAATATTCAATATATGATTCTCTTTATGATATAAGCCCTGAAGAAAGAGGATGTCTCGTAAAAACAGGAATTAATGGTGGTATTGATATTTATTTTGGAAATGGTAATTTTGGAAGAAAGCCGCCAATAGGTAGTCTAATTGAAGTAGAATATTTGATTTCAAGAGGACCTATTGGTAATTTACAAGGCAATAAAAATGTAACTTTTAATTTTATTACCGAGGCTTCTGATGAATATGGTAATATTGTTAACTTAAATGATATTTTTCAAGTTTTTGTAAGTATATCTCCAGATTTTGGTTCAGCTCCAGAAAATCCAGATTTTACAAGAGTTATTGCACCTCATGCAAGTAAGTCTTTTGTTTTAGCTAATCCTGATTCTTACATTTATTTTCTTAAGAAATATGGATTCTTTTCATTTGTTAATGCATTTAATACAAAGGACGATCAGTATATCGATGATGATAACATTATTTATTTAGTTTTAATCCCAGATATTAAATATAAATTAACAACTGACATTGATTATTTTACTCTCCCTACTGATGAATTTATTCTTACTGATAGTGAAAAAAAACGAGTATATGAGCTTTTAGATAACAGTGGACAAATGTTAATAACTGCTGAAAATAGAATTATTGATATAAAAATTAAAAAATATGCAATTAATATAGTTCTTAGATATTTTGATAATGCTGATAAATCTCAAATAAAAAGTATTATTAGGTCAAGATTAAATGAATATTTTTTAAATGTAAAAAGAAGAGATAGAGTACCAAGATCAGATCTTGTTTCACTAGTAGAACAAATATCTGGTGTAGATTCAGTTAATGTTTTTTTTATTTCTGAGCAAAATGAATCCGCTATTAAAAATGGTTATTATGAAATTGATGTAGTAGGATATGACCCAATTACTAAGCAGCAGACTTTATTAAGCACTAAACAAATTAATCTTTCACCTGGAGAAGATCCTGGTTTAGGATTAGATGATTTTGGAGATATTAAAATAGAAGATAATGAAATCGTAATTATTAGAGGTGATTGGTATGATAGAAATAATAATTATTATGAAATGTATCCTAATGATAATAAACTATCATCTTTAAATATTTTCTTTAAAGAAGAAATTAAAGCTGATCTTTATAATCAAATACAAAATCAAAATTTTGAAAAATTAAGAAATAAAACTTTAACAAATACAATAGCCTAATATGGAACTAGATATAATGAATGAATTTGATAAAATAACTGCTAATGAAGAAAATAATAATGGTGTAAGTTTATATGCAGTTCAAGATAATCTTAAAAATAATTTAAAATGGAAAGGGTATAATTACCGAGAAACTTTAATTAGTAATTCAGTATCTCCCTATTTATTAAGAAATTTAAAAATTTCTAACTTTTTAAAATATTTAAATGATATATGTTTCGAATATATCGAAACTGTTAAAAAAATTAGAGTATATTACAACTTTACAGTTGATAAAGATACTCGATATATTAACTAATGAAATACCAAGATCTTTTATTTTTTGATAAGCATGGAAATTCACTGAATTTCAATTATAATGATTCTACAGAGTCTTGGTATGGATCTGTTTTCATGCCACGTGTGTCTACTGAACTTTTTGAAGTAGTTCAAATTTTTATTGTTCAAAAATTATATAATTCTCAAGGTGTTTTACGTTATGGGTTTCCTCATGATTTAGAAGAACCTTCTTCAGTTAATGAGCCTGGTTGGTTAATGTCTTGGAATTATGATCAACCTTCTGAAATATTTTTATTTACGTATAGTACTGAAGAAGAAGTACCTTTTTTATCTCAAGTTGATCAATTAGATATACCATTAGATTGGGATCCTACTCAATATTATAACACAGAAGGCCATTTATATACAACAAAAATTACAGATGATGTTCTTCAGATAAATGTTGCATTATCATCAAAAAATGAAAATATCTATAAAAGAACTGCTTCTATAATAGATAAGCCTTCAAACAAATTAGTAGCTGAAATAGTTTTTTATGGTGAAGTAATAGGTGAAGATCCTCGTCTTAGTACAATAACTACTAATTTAGGATATACTATTAATAATAGTGATTATCAGATATTTAAGAATAGTGATATCAAAGAACCTTTATATAATCATATTTTTTTAAATGAAAAGAAAAAAGAAATTCTATTAGAAGGTAGTAATATTTATCCATATACTGGATCATATAGAGCTTTAATTAATGCCATTAAATATTTTGGATATGATGATATTTATATGAAAGAATATTGGAGAGATGTTGATATTAATTCTCCACTTTTTGGCAAATACGTACAAACTCTTCCAATTGAATTTTTAAAATCTACTGCTAGATTTAATGATTTAAATATTAAAGTTCCTAGTGCTTCTCTTAGAAAAACAGGTAAATTTGGTCTTTTTTATAAATTAAATAGAGTAAAAGATGAATATGATGAATATGATTTACCTATTACCGAAGAAACTTATTCATATACAATAGAGGAAGTTCTTATAAAATTATTTGGGTTAAAACAAAAATTACAAAAAGATTTTTTGCCATTAAATGCAAAAATTATTGATATTACTGGCGAAGCTGACTTTTTTTCCAAAAATCAAATTACTATTCAGCCGAGTACAGTAAGAACGGAAACTATATTAACTGGGTTTAATACAGATTTTATAGTAGATCCTGGTCGAGTTATTTTTTTACAAGATCTTAGAACTATAGATATTTTAACTTTTGCTAAGTATACGCCATACAACTATGATCAAAATATGTATATAGGACCAAGAGGCACTCCTATTACAGTTTCAGATTATATCATTGGATTTTCAGATCAATTAATAGGCGGTTATAACTGGCTTGATGCTAAATATCCAAATGAAAATGGTAAATTAGGAAGTTCTGTTGATGGTAGATTAAAAACTGTATTAGATTTAGCAAATGTACTACTTGCATATTTTAATAGATATGCGCCTAATCTTGATGCTATAGAAAAATTACCTGATAATACAGATATACCAATAGGTGCGCCTTTAGTTTTAAAAAATAATAGTTTTCCAATTACGACGTGGGATAATTCTAATTCATATTGGCAGCAATTAGATTCTATTTCTGCATCTTCTCAAGTTTTTAGTTGGAATTATTTAGAATATAGAAATTCTGCAGAAATTGAATGGATAATTACCAAACCTCTTACTTCATATTCACCTGAATATTATTATGAAATACGGGGAAACATTGCAGAATATAGCATATTACCTGTTTTTTTACCATATATTGGAGTATATGATATTGAAATGAGGATTTATGACTATTATAATAATATTTCAACTAGTCGTCAAAATGACTATGTTGAAGTAAAAGCTAGAAACTTAGAAATTATTGGAACTTATACGGCTATGGATTCTATCTATAATTGGGATATTAAGGAAGAAATACCAGTGTCCGAAAGAAAACCAGGTCAGCCTATTGTAAAATCACCACTCTTAGAAAAATATGCATCGTATTGGAATCTTCCATTCTTACCTAATGAATCTTTCGATAATTATGATGTTAGTTGGGAAATGTTTAATAGAGCGAATTACGCACTAAATAATCAATATAGTTCATTTGCAAATTTTCATATTTCTACATTTAGAGATAATGATGACTATAGTTTTGTAGGACCTTTTTTCTGGGATAATTTAGAATCATCTAGGTGGATAGATAATAGTCATAACTGGTGGGATGGTACAGTGTTGGCTGGTGACACTCCTGCGTTTTTTAATATTACCTATTATGAACCACTGAGTACGTATAGCATACTTACTCTAGTTAACTCTAGTGGTACTCACAGAATAAATATACCTCAACTTACTGATATTTATGAACTTTCTCAATGGTTAAATGGCACAACGCATCCTGTTTTTTCAAAATATGCATATAATCCAATTAGAAATAAAGATAATTATGATGAAATTATGTATATTCAATGTGTTTCTAAATATTTTGGAATATATGGTGATTTTTATAGTGTATATGGAGATACTATAGAATTGATAATAGGCAGAACTTCTAATTCTAAAAATTATTCTATAAATTGGAATTCAGCCAAGATAATAAATAATCAAATTAAATTAAATAGATCAACGCATGTTGTTTTTTCTTATGACTTATCAAAAATAAGTGGAAAGGATCATTTTTCAGCAAGATGGAAAATCCATAATAATACAAATATTAATTTTGGAGATGATAAATATATTAATGCACGGTATTTGGCATATTTGTTTGATATACCTGGGCAATATTCAATTAGTCTTTTTTTAAATGATACTAATGGTAATAAATATGAAATAACTAAAAATTTCTTAATAATAAACTAAAAACAAATGTCAATCTCAGTAACAGAAATTCTTGGAACTGATTCTTTAGCAGGTTCTAGATTAGTAATCAATGATAACTTTAACGTATTAGCAGATGCGGTGAATGATATTTTGGTATATCTTAATCCAGCAGCCAGCACATTTACGAATCTTTCCAATATTACCACAAATTCTTTAACAGTAGGGTTAAGTTCTCCTAAACTACAGGTAACTTCATCGATATTTAATATTACAGCAAATCCTACGGTACAGGGAAATATTAATCTACAAGGAAATCTTTATAGAAATAATATTAATTCTACATTAATTAATGAAATAACTACAGCACCAGGTTTAACAAAAAGTATAGGATCTGCATCTGCAATACCGCCATATACAATAGAAAGAGTATCTAACGATGGAGGATCACCTATTACTATTAGTTTATTCGAAGGTGAATTAGGTCAAGAAATTATTTTTTGTTATTATGATACTACGTCAGGAGTTGTTAATATAGTAGCAGGCTCTAACACTACGTTGATTCTTACTGGTACATCAACTAAGGTTGCATTATCTGGAATTGGTCAAACTGCACATTTTATGTGTATTCCTGACTCTTCTAATAATCCAGTATGGTATTTAGTAGGCGGTGTTAATTATACATTATCTAGTTAAAAAAATAAAAAAATGGCAATAGCTCCACTTATAAGAACGCCACAAATTCAAGGAGGAACTTTTTATACATTTTCTTCAGCTGCTAGGGATCTTTCTAAAACTATCAACAATACAAATCTTAAATTTGTATTTTCTAAATATGTTTTATTAAATATTCCTAATTTTGATTCTCTTCCATTTTCAGATTTTGGAGATTATAATAACTATATGCAATTTAACACCATAGATGGTGAAATTGTAAATGGAGGATTAAGTTCTGATAGAAATATTGATATAGCTCAAAATTTACAAAATTATGCATTAAATATAGAAAGTCTAATACTTAACGATGTAAATTATGATGCTACTCTAAAACAAGGTGTATCTGAAAGAGTTTTTTTTAAATGGTTAAAAGAAACAGGTGCTATCAGATTTAGAAATGCTACACCAGCAGAGGCAAGTTCTACAATAGTCAATCCTAGATTTGTAGAAGAGGATTCAACATCAACAGGCTCTGTACAGTACCAAAAAGTAGTTCAATTTATCGGTGACATAGATGTTATTAATAATGTAGAAAAAGGAGGCGATAGTTATACTGAAGTATACATTTATGTGCCTACTCAAGTAGGAAATACACCTACTGTACTTTTTAAAACTACATCTGACAATAATTATCAGCCTGATATGATTGTTCAAGGTTCTAATGAATATATTTTAGGTCGTGGTACTGATACTGTTCACCCTGAAGGGTTAGATATTAGAGCATATTACGATGTAGATGACCAAATAAATTGGACTGATCCTGACGCCAATTGGATGAATGATCCGTATCCACAAAATGTAACAAATGCATATTTTACAGAACCTGCAACTTTTACAGATGCAGGCAACACTGATATTAAAAAATACCCTGCAGATTATAATAATCCATCAGGATTTGATGGTGTTGCATATAGAAGAAGTAAATTAGATGGTATAGGTATTGAGTTTGAGCCTAATAGTTATGCTGCAATAGTAGCAGATCCTAATTTAGATACTATTATGCAATTTAATAGTTCAAATCAAGCTTCTAATTTTGAATATAACGCAGTTTTAGTATATTATGATCTTTATGATGTATCTTCGCCTTTAGAAAGAGTTACTAATTTATATGGAGTTCTTTTATTAGATAATGTGACATTAACTAATGCAGGTGGATATATTCAAAGAACTCCTAAATATAAACCTAACTCTCTCACTGGAGAAAATGGTAATTCTTATGGATTTAAACTTAATATAAGAATAGACGCATCATCTCTTACAGTAGGCGTTAATTCAATAGTAAATGAATATAGCACTTTTTCAACTGGTCAGTTTATAGAAGCAGTAGCAGAACTCCAACAGTCTGTAAAATTTTTCGAAACACAACAGCTTAAATACACTGAATTAGAAACTAGAGTTAATTCTCTTGAAAACAGGGCGACAACTATACCGGATGTTCAATCCATGACATCAAAAATTAATCAACTAGAAACAAATCTACAAAATGCCAGAATGAATTACTCATCTTCTACGGCTATTTTAGATATGATTAATAAAATTAATAAAGAATTAGGCAATATTGTAAATGGTAAGGTTAGTGTTAATTTACAATATAACACAGATGTTTTATATCCAGGTACTGGTATATCTTTAGATAAATCAGTACCTAATAAAATAAAAATTACTAATAGTGTTCAAAGCTATGCTATTGATATTCCTAATGATTTAAATAATAATCTTATAACGGCATCAGAACCTTTAGATATTTCAATATCTTCACCCAGTCTTGTTTATTTATTAGAACCATATAATAATATGTGTAGAATATATACTACAGGTTCAGCTGGTGGTGATCTTAAAATATTTATAGATGATAGTAGTTCACCTTTCTCAAAAGGCCAAATTGCTAGAATGGTATTTCCTAATTTAATAGATATGGCCGGAAGAAATATACAAATATTTACCGATTCTTTAAATAAAAAAGGTTACGGTTCTTATGGAATAACAATAGGTAACATATTTTCATCAGATTTTATTTCGGTAAGACCAATTTTTGAAATAATATGTTTAGATTCTCAAACATACACATTTGCAATAGATATACTACGATAAAAATATGTCAAACAGTCAAAACTCAATATCAACAATTTTACCTCAGCTTCTTAGGCTTTACAATAATAATGTAACAGCATACGAAAAAATCACTGAGGCTGTTACAAGTTCACAACAGACTGTAACTATAGACCTTACAGATGGCACCGGATATACAAAAAAATTACAGGTTCCAAGTTTTGGATATTTAAAGAGTGAAATCGATAGATTGGATCAAAATATTAAAACTTTAACAAATTTTAATACAGGTGGTAACAGCAGTCTGTTATTAAGTGATGGAACTTTTAGAAAAATTATTCTTTCTAGCCTTCTGTCAGAAGCTAAAGATTTATCTAGTATACCTACTATAAATAAATTTGAAGTTAAAGATAATTATTTCTTTGATAATTTTTTAACTCCGCTACTATATGTTACTTTTAATTTAACAGGGCAAGTTCCTAATCAGACAGAAGAGGCGTTAG